AATTTGAAGATATTTGGAACGGAATATTTGTGAATGAAAGTGGAAAATGAGGAGTGATACAAAATGAAAGAATTATCAAAATATCAATGCGAATACTGTCAAACTGATTATATGAAAAAAATCGATTGTGAGCGTTGCGAGAAAAATCACAAAGTAAAACTAAACATTAAAAAGACTGTTTATCTGCCTTATGGAATGGATGTGGTGGGATATCCTGTGCGGATAAATATTGAGTTTGAAAACGGAAAAACCATTACTTACAAACGAGAATAGGAGTGATACATTATGACAGATGAACAGATTATAAAGGCATTTGAGGAAATATTAAAAAATCAAAATAATAAGTTATCTTTAATTGAGCGAGCTGTATGTGATGATGTCTTATCTCTCGCTAACCGCCAAAAGGCAGAGATTGAAGAATTAAAAGAAAAACACGCCGAAGATGAAAGAGTGCTTAATGATAGGGTTCAAGAGTCAGTTAATGCCGTAAGTAAAGCTGACCAAAAGTATATTTGTGCTCTCGAAAGGTCAATTACCGCGAAAGATGTGGAAATAGAAAGGTTGTTGCAAAAATTGCAACAGGCAAAATCCGAAGCAATAAAAGAGTTTGCAGAGCAGTTGAAGAAACGATTTTATTTAAGCGCAGGACGGTGTGTTGTGGATGTTTACCATATTGACAACCTTGTAAAAAAAATGACGGAGGAAAATAAATGAAAAGCGTTTTAATAAGCATTAAACCAAAATACTGCGTACTTATTGTAACTGGACAAAAGACCATTGAAGTGCGGAAAACAAAGCCGAGGATAGATACACCGTTCAAGTGTTATATTTACTGCACAAAAGACAAATCAAAAAAATTACCATTACATGGTAAAGTTATCGGCGAGTTTGTATGTGATAAAATAACAGAATTTGAAGGTGAGTTTTGGGATGATGAAACCTATGAGCGAATACAGACAATCATAAAAGATGGTGAACGCTATTACGAATATGGCGAGAATGAATACGAAACAGTGGCAACCAACGAGGATGAAAAATACGAAGAAAATTGGCTACGTAAACAATCCTGCGTATCGTGGGAAGAAATGCGAAAGTACGTCGGAGCGGGCATAACAGAATTTTACGGCTGGCACATTTCCAACCTTGTAATATATCAAGAGCCAAACGAAATCGACGAATTTTATAAGGCTTGCGATAAGCCCCCATTTACAGATTGTACTTGGTGCATAGAAAAAAGAGATTGTGTGTGCCAGCGATTGAAAAGACCGCCGCAGTCTTGGTGCTATGTTGAGGAATTGAGGAGTTGAACAATATGCAAAATAGAATTAAAATCGGCGCAAAAATCAAGATGAACGTCATTGAAACAAAATACACCGACACGGCGAAAAAAAGCAGAATTGTGACGGGCACGGTTGCGGAAGTTTATCCGACGTTTGTACTTATCGACCTCGGAAAATACAAGGTTTGCGCGTACATAAGAGATTTAAACAACTGTGCATCTATTGCGATATAAGGAGTTGTGCTATGAACAAATACAAGTACATATTTCCGCTTGTTCTTATCGGGCTTGATTTGTGCACAGGAGTTGTATATTTGGCGAGCGGTGATATTAAAAAGTTTATATATTGGATTGCGGCGGCGGTACTTAATATTACGGTTACGTTTTAAAGGGGGAATAATATGACGGTAAAGGAGTGGCTTTCCAGGGGGTATAAAATCGACAGAGAAATAAATGCGCTGTTATCGGAGCGCGAGGAAGCTTTTGCTTTAGCGTGCAAGGTTAGCGCACCGCCGAGCGACAATGAAAAGGTGTCGGCGACAACCGGAAACGGCAGTGAGGCACGGTTTATAAAATATGCCGATTACAGTAAGCTTATTGACAGACGCATTGATGAACTATACCGTATAAAATCGGAAATTATGACCGTTATAACTTTAATAGACAACAATACATACAGGACACTTCTTATTATGCGGTATGTTCAGTTTAAAACGTGGGAGCAAATTGCCGAGGGTATGGGATATGATTTGCGCTGGATATACAGAGTGCATAAAAAAGCATTGAATACCTGCGAAAAGTCGTTTAAACGGTGGACAAGCGGTGAAAAATTAGATATTTAATTCCTCATTGCACGAAAAGCATAAAAGAAAGTAAAATAAAGGTACACCTGGCTTATTCAATCATTTTCTAATGATGATAAGCAACATTTCCATTAGAGGGTCAATCAGTGCATATATGAAAATTTTGCCGATTGACTTTTTTTTTATTTTTTTCGCAATTTTTTTAAATAAGCCATTAAAAGCCACTATAGTCCTGTGATATAATGTAAAATGAATAAAGAAGGTCAAGACGTTCCTGGAGGGACGTCTTTTTTGTTGCTATAAAAAGTGAAGTGAGATGAATGGCGAATGAATATACAGAAAACTTAAAAAAGGGAAAAAAGACGCAGTTTAAGAGCGGTGCGGACGCGTCCGAAAAGGGACGCAAGGGCGGTAAAAAGTCACAGGAAGTACAAAAGGAGCGCAAGACCACTCAAAAAATACTTTGCGATTTTCTTGACGGTGAGGTTAAAGACAGTAAAGTTTTTGCCAAGCTGGCGCGCGATTTCGGCATTAAAAACGATAAAAGCATAAAAGAACTTATAGCATACCTTGCACTTATAAACACTGCTTATAAGGCGAATTTGGACGAGCTTAAAAAGCTTTGCGAGCTTATCGGCGAGCAGACCGAAGAAACGAGCGAAACGGGTGAAAAGCAGAAGAAACTTTTGGACGCTATAGAAAAGGCGGTTGAAAATGCAGATTGATGAATTTTCAAAAAAACAGGGCGAAATACTAAAATTTGCATATTCCGATTCTGAAAATCTTATTTGCGACGGTGCGGTAAGAAGCGGAAAAACAGTTGTGATGACCCTGGCTTTTGCACTTTGGGCAATGTCGAAATTTGACAGGACAAATTTTGCAATTTGCGGTAAAACGGTGAGCAATGCCGAACGCAATATACTCAGACCGTTTGAGCAGATTGAGGGGCTTCCCTTTACGCTTAAATACAAAGTTTCAACACGTATGTTGACAATAAAGTGCGGTAAAAAACAAAATTATTTTTACTTTTTCGGCGGTAAAGATGAGAGCAGCTATGCGCTTATACAGGGTATCACGCTTGCAGGCGTTTTATTTGATGAGGTTGCGCTTATGCCTCAATCGTTTGTCGATCAGGCAATAGCGCGAACGTTGTCGTTTAAAAATGCGAAAATCTGGTTTAACTGCAACCCGGAAGGACCGAACCACTGGTTTTATAAAGATTGGCTGACAAATCCGAAAAAGCCGAAAACGCATATACATTTTTTAATGCGCGATAATCCCATACTTGGTGATGAAGAGATAAACCGTGCCGAAACACTTTACACAGGTGTATTTTATGAGCGTTATATTTTGGGGCGTTGGGTTGCGGCGGAGGGAATTGTTTTTCCCGAATTTGCGGGAAATCCCGAAAAATATATGATTAGCGCCGATAAACTTCCGAAAAAATTTAACTGGGTAAAAGCGGGATACGACCTTGGCGGAAATAAATCTGCATATGCGCTTTCGGCATTTGCGCAAGGTGCTGACGGCAAGATATACGGCATCAGAAGCAAAAAAATACAAGCGGTGGATTTAAGACCGCAGGATGTGGACAATAAGGCAAAGGAATTTATAACGGGCGTTGAAAAAGACTTTAATGTCTATGTTGAAAAATGTTTTATTGACGACAGTTATTATACAATAATCAATTCACTCAACGACTGGCGGTATATGTTTAATAATGCCGCGTGCATAAAAAACAATATGCCTCTTGCCGACAGACCATTGCTTTTATCAAAGCTTATGGCTTCAGGCAAATTTTTCTTGGTAAAGGGTGAATGCGATGACCTTGCCGACGAACTGTCAAATGCGGTATTTGACAAAAAGTCGGATAAGGCGATTATACTCGATGACGGAAGTATGCAAATAGACACACTTGACAGTATGTGGTACGCGTTGGCGGACGATTGGTTATATTTAAACAGGGCGGTGATGATTTGAAAGACGCAATAAAAAGTTATTTTACAAATTTACTTATAAAACTGAACGGAAAAATAAACGAGTGGCTCAACAAAGGCAAAAGCAACGGTGAAATGACCGCAGAGGATGACACTGTTGTAAACTTTTTTAAGATGATACTTATAAAAGTGCTGAACCGCGTATTTATGGAATGTTCGTTTGATGTTGTTTCAGAAAGTGCGGTTGCGGATCCGTTAAAAAAAGCGGTAAAGGATTTACAGAAAAACTGTTACAAAATCGGCGGTTATATGCTGGGCGGAAGTGATACAAAACAAAATATATCCGAATGCTGGGCGGTGCTGATTGACAAAAGGAACGGTTTGCACGAGTATATTTCGGGTGACAGACTTTGCATTACTTCGGCGGTCGGCGACGATATAAAAGACGCTTATATGATATGGTCGGCAACCAAAAGAAACGGAAAAGTTTATCTTTTATGCCGTCAGCATACGCTTGACGCAGACGGAACGCTTACAATAAGGTTTTTTATAGGTGATGAACAGGCGCACGAATTAAATGTTGATGTTCCCGAATGGGAAAGTTTTTTATACGGCATTGATGACGAGGGAATAAGGAGAAGAAAGATAAAGGTTATCAAAAACGCTGACAATATAGGCTTTGGACGGTACAAATCCCCGGTTATGTGCCTTGACGGTTCGGTATACGGGAAACCGCTTAACAACGGGTGCGGAAAAATTGAAAGGGAAATACAGACCATACTCAAACAGATAAAACACGAATTCGAAAGCGGTGAAAGGCGGATTTTTGCAGACCGCTCCATTGCGAAAGATTTTGACGAAAACGGCAAAGCAAAACACGCATACAAACTTGATGAATATATTTATCTTATGCAGCCGACAATGAGCGCAAACGGTTCACAACAGCTTGCAGTTGAATTTTCGCCCGAATTTAGAGGGAGTGAACTGTACAATCATCTTGTAAAGGCGCTTGAACATTACCAAAACTTAATGGGTGTCAGTGAGCTTATAACCTGCGAAAAAAGCGGAAACAATGCCACGGCATACGAAATCAAATCGAATAATATTGATAATTTAAGCCTTGCCGACAGAATTAAGCAGGCGATAAGAACGGGCAACGAGGAAACTCTTAAAGCCGACGCATTGTATTACGGTGTGCGTTCCGACCTCTATACATATGACGAAACGTGGAAAGACATATATGAGGACGAACAACAGACGCTCTCGAACAATATTCTTTTGTATGACAAAGGCGGAATATCGCAGGCCGACCTTATAAAATACTGGAACCCGACGTTTGACGACAAAAAGGTTGAGGAAAAGAAAGCCGAAATTAACGGCGAAAAAGAGCAGAAAACAAACAGAAGCATTGAGGATATGCTCGGTCAGTAGGTGAAAAAATGCCGAGAATTGATAAAGACAAGCTTGATAAATATGCAGGTGTGATATATGAACGTCTTGAAGAATTTAACGATTTCACACTTAAAACAATAGCAAGACGCATTAAGGAAATCGGCTCGCTTTCGGCATACGACGCACAAACACTTAAAAATATGGCTGATATAACAGGCGATATGAAGAAAATTACAAAAAAGCTTGCCGAAATTACAGAAATGAATATTGCGGACGTTGAAAAGGTTTATGAGAAAACCATTACGGACGGCGTTAACACATATAAACCGCTTTATGATTTTAGAAACATTCCGTTTGTGCCGTTTGAAGAAAACGAATTTGCAAAAGCTCTTGTGACAAACTGGGCGGAGCAGACCGCAGGCGAGATGATTAACTTATCACGCACAAAGGCACTCGGCTTTGACAAATACGACGCATTCGGCAACGTTATAGGTCACACACCTTTAAAGGGCGCATATGAACAGGCAATATCAAGCGCGGTTACGGCGGTTTCGAGCGGTACGGCGGATTTTAACTCTGCTATGAAAAAGACTGTTGAGGAGCTTGGCGGAAGCGGTGTAAAGGTTACATACGGCAGCGGTGTCAACCGTTCGCTTTCGGCTATGATTCGTCAAAATTTACTCTACGGTGCAAAACAGTCGGCGCAGGCATATGATGAATATGTGGGCAAGATTCTCGGGTGTGACGGATTTGAAGTTGATGCGCACGCAGGGTGCAGACCGTCGCACTTATTTATGCAGGGGAAAATGTATTCATATAACGGCAGGGTTACTGTTGACGGCATAACATACGAGGACGGCAAAGAGGCTTTGAACGCGCTGGGCGATTACGGTTGTCTGCACTTTAAAGACGACGTTATTTTAGGGGTGTCGCAGCCGAGGTATTCAAAAAAGGAGCTTGACGAAATACAAAGGCAAAGCACCGAGCTTATAGAATATGACGGCAGAAAAAAGACGCTTTATGAATGGAAACAGACGCAAAGGCGCTTTGAAAGGGCGGTAAGGACCAAGCAGACGCAAGCTGATATGTTTAGAGAAAGCGGAAACATTGCCGAGGCTAATATGCGCAAAAAGGAAATTGACGCATACCGTGCAAAATATGACGATTTATGCGATAAACTGGGCTTGACAAAGCGCACCGAGAGAATGAGGACGTACAAGGGCAAATCGTTGACAAACGGTAATGCCAAGTTGTTGACAGAAAACAGAAAAAGTGATACAATAAAAGTCGTAAATACACAATCAGGAGCAAACGGAGTGCATTATATTGGAAAAATAAACAGAGAAATATATAGTTGTGTGACGAAGAATATACGGACAGATGAGGTTATCATAACAGATGAACGTATAGCACATATAAAGGCGCACCACCCTGATGACTTTGAAAAATATTGTGGATATATGAGGCAGATTGTGGAACAACCGGAGTATATCATTGAATCTAACAAGTCACATACAGCGTTGATTTTAAAATCATTCATAGAGGACGATAAACAATTTAAGACAGTTTTGAGATTGGTTACATCTGAAGATGATGAGAATTTTAAAAATTCAATAATAACATTTATGAAAATTGACGAAAAAGAGTGGAGAAGGTTAATAAAAAATAAAAAAAATCTTTACAAATCAGAATAATTGTGATATACTATGTATACAATAATGATGGGTTATTCGAGGTGGAAGAATACGTCCACGTCCACACGCCGATGGCTTGACAAGGGGAAACCCCGAGAGATGCAGGAGAATTGGACGCCTGCCGAATAACCTAACACATAAGGGATTGCATATGCAGTCCCTTTTTGTATGTTAAAATTTAATATGATAATCAAAGCGTTTGCATTAAATTTGCAGGCGCTTTTTTTATACCTAAAATTTGTCCGGAATGACGAGAAACTATCAAGCCGAGCAGAAAGGACTGCGACAACAAACTGAAAGGCGAGAAAGGAGCAAAAATGAAAAGAGAAGATGTGAAAAAGATATT